CGAGTGATTCCTTAGCGATCAAGGAAGTAATATCCTTCTTGACTTCCACTCCGCGCAACTCGAACCAAACTTGATCCTTGTTGGGAGCAAACCACATGTCCTTCCGAAAGATCCGGACAGTCAAGTTTCTGTTGCATCCTTCCACAGGCGCCTCAAAGAGGAGTTGTGTCTCAAAATACTCTGCTTCCCATCGGAAAAAGTGCTTGCAAGATACCCACAAATGGCCACCCACACATAGTGCGTGACCTCTCAATCTGCTACCATCAGGCTTCGTCACCTCTAGTCTAGCCACGTTTCGATTGATGGCACGTACCACCTGCTCTGGAGTCAACGTAGCGTAATTCCCTTGCACTGGTGCAATATCGAAGGAGGTTGTCTCATAATCATCTCGTTTCCATACGTTCTCACGCTCGGTCTTGCGAAAATGTGACGCCTCAACTGCGACTCGCTGACCCTGCACATCCCAAATGGACGACTCACGCAACTGGCATGGACCATTGCAAGGACGCACACCAGTTTTGTGAACATCCTGCCATTCGTTAGAATCGCAGTAGTTGTTCTCCACAGTTGCCACCGAAGTTCGCTGCTCGATAAACCAACGTGCTCCCTTCCAAATTCCAGCAGCAATCATGAGTCCACCCAGCAATTTGTAGGCAACACCGTACTTTACCATATGTTCCTGAACCGAGGCAACAGCCCCGTAGATGGTACGCAAGTGCGGGTTACCTTGTGATACGTGGTGGATAAACCACGAACCACATCTGCGGACAACACTAAAGCTGAGTGCGTAGTTCGCAACAGCACGGACAAAACCAAAACGATGGTATAAAGACCCACCACCAATCAGGAGCTTGCCAAGAATGTATGTTCCTGCAGGATCACGAAGACAACTGCATCGAATCGATTCCTCGATCATCGCAGCCATGTCAATGTCTGAATCCTGCACACGTGGCCGTGGTAACTGGTCCATTCCACTGGGCTACTGTAGGGATTTCTACCATCCCGAGGATATGTCGTCTGATAAAGCGAGCCGCGTGCCCATGAATACTCTCGACGCGCATCATCATGCTCAATTGTCCATGAGTCACCCGGATTTAGTCCCTCAGGAATGGTAATGACCACTCCCGCTTGAACTATGGGCTTCATCAAATCTTGCACAGCTAGAACAGATGAGCGCACCATGGGGTAGCGCTGATAAGCGGAGAGTCCAAACTGAATGACATGTCCCGGCCATCCTTTGTCTGCTCTGGTAAGACCCTCAAGTGTCATGCCAACAATGTCATCAGTAGTGAGGACTGGAAGTTCTTCAAGAGCTTGCACTTCTACTGGGTAGTGAAAGCGCACAGTATAC